GGTTACAGCTGATTATGACTACGTGACGTCGGGTTTTCGGCTCATCCAAACCCAAGCAGGCGTGGCAATGCCAGGCGAACGCAAGGAGTTAGACTCACTAGTTGTGCCACCGGAGGAACCACCTCCGCTGGTGCCAATAGCAGAAGTAGACAGTGGTCAGAGCTAACAGCAGTACCATTAGCTATTAATGTTGTAGGTAATATGGCCTATCTGTCTGATACTGATAATGGACAATTCTTGCTATTTGACTTGTATGTAGGTAGGGGTGTAGATGGTTATAGGCCATACTTGTATGGTGAATATATAGTGATGATTTATGTAAAATATATTAAGAATTTAAATATTACAGCAATGTACATTAGTAATGATACAGATTTAAGATATCTGAGTAAGCAGGCTACTCTTAGAATATCTAGGATACAATATGGTCCACAATTATTTCCCTATGGTATTTGTAATGACCAAGAAATCATTAATTATCTTTTTTATGTGACTAACCGTAGTCAGAAACGTTATACGGGGTACAGGACATACCCCAATTTAGAAAATATTTTTAATGGTACAGTAGAGCCTATTATCGACAAAGTGTCTGCAAGCCATCTGAGGCATATGTCGATTCATGAACTCAGGAAGTTTGGGCTAACTTATTTCAAAACTAATGTTGAATTCGCGCTACCTATGTTGGAAAAAATAGCTACATATGGGATACGTGAGAGCTTCCTGGTAGGAGTTCTCGTTTGGTGCTGTGCACTAAGTAAGATAAACAGGCAACTAATGAGCAGGAGTGGCATCTGGCTATGGGACATTACTAATGAAGCAGATTTTTATAATCGGATTAAGAAAGACTTCAGCCAGCGGCTTAAAGCAGTGCAGAATCTATTAGATATGGACATGACACAATTCTTTGAGATGGAAGTATTAGTAAATAGAGGTGTCGGCTCAGTTGACTGGGAGGCTGAGAAATTACATAGAATAAAGCCTAATACGTGTACAATAAATGCGGGTATCATTTATAAAGAATCTACTAACTTGTTTCAGAGACTACTCTCACTAAACAGTAAGCCACAAAAATCTTCTTGGGATAGTTACTGGGCCGGACGATGGCAATGGTCACCGACAGGTGCCTATCATTCACAATACGAAAGTGATAACCAATACAAAGCGAAATCACGATTGTTGAGGCACAAGTTCTTTGCATTCAACAGGATGCCGGACATCACTTTTGAAGAGATGATCAGTAGAACACCAGAAATAGTGGCTTGGCCTTCAGTCAAATGCGAGTGGGGGAAGCAAAGAGCTATTTATGGTGTAGATGCGACAAGTTTTATTATTAGTGGCTATGGCTTCGCGGGTTGCGAAGAGGCACT